CAGCACCGCGTCGATGTGGCGGAGAATGTCGCTGATGATCGCGTCCGCCGCGCTCTGGGTATCAATTGTGCAGCTCATCCCCATGCGTTCGGTAACCAGCGTAGCGGCGGCGGCAATGAAGCTTGCGGCGTTGAACAAGGTTGCCGGGATGCCCAGGCCCCACACCTGGTTGGTCATCCACTCGTAGATCATCCACGCGGGATTCGCGTCGCCGCCGATGTTGCCGTTGCCCTGGGCAAGCGGATCGGGGCATCGCTGCACACCGAAAGCTATATCGAAAAGACTGGTTTGGGTTCCGAGATAAGCCTGATAGAACACCGCATGGCACAGGCCCAAGTAGGCGGGCGCCACGCCGTTCACGCCGGGCAGCTTCGAACTCAGATAGGTGTCTGGGAGTGAGGTTTGCAGGCCGCGATAAAAGGCCACGAAGCCGACGATGCCGCCCGTGCTGTGATCGCCGCCAAACAGGTCCGGGCTGTTCATGTTGATCGCGATGTAGTTTTCATGCGCGCTGTCCGCCATGACCTGGTTTGTGGTGATGGTCACCGCCTTAGTGTTGGCGAACATCGCTGAGGATTGTTGCGCTTCGAAGATGAACTGGTCACCGATCTGGAACGGCGTGGTGGGGCCTTCCGTGATTCGGAACGCCACGTTCTGACTGAAAAAGTTCTGGCCTACAGTGGCGCCGCCAATATAGCCGTCAACGCTGCCCGTCACTGAGAACTCGGTCGCTGAGGTCGCGGTTAACGTCCAGGTTTGAGGATGCTTGCCGGAAGGATTTGACACCATCGTGAGCTGGCCATCGCCCACGTGGACACCGCTCATGTTGGCGACGCTGCCCTGGGGAGCGAGAGCGTCTACCGGCCCGTGGCAGAGCACCATCTGCATCCCCAAGTGGTATTTGTATCCGATGATCGTGGCGAACAGGTTTAGGAAGAAGCCGCCCAGCCACCATGGCGTGTCTGTCTTCACTTTCTGCGCCCAGAGGTCACCGTACCAGGTCACGTTCGCGCCCTTGCAGAGCACCGTTCCGAAAATCACCGGGATGATCCGGCCTTCCTCCGCCGTAGGCTCCTGAAAATCTCCGAGCGCTGAAGGTTTCGGCTCATGCATCTTCGCCAGCACCGCCGTGAGCACGGTTGACGCGACTAGCAACACCATTTCGAGTATGAGTAGAAAGGGCATGATCGCCTTCAGTAGAACGGGTCTTTGAACGGATTCTTCGTCGGCACCCACTGGAAACCGAGGAAGTTTTTGCCGTTGTGAAACTTGCCCTGGCATGTTCCGAAATCACGCATACAGCCTGCGTAGAGCGTGACTGAAGCCCCGACCTCAACCTCATTGAGCGGGTCCATCAGGGTGAGCACCGCGCCGTTGTGCAGCAAGATCATGCGCCGCTGCTGGCCGACTTCGAGATAGCCGGTCGTGAACCATCCCGCCGCCAGGGCGCTCGCTGCGGGCACGGTCACCAGCGTGCCCGTCGTATCAATCGCGGAGATGACGCCCGCTGTGGCGAACGCTGCTTTGTCAACCGTGCAGCCCGTGTCATAGAGGAAGTGATTGCACGGCGACTGAAAATTCATCTGCGGTACCAGGTTCTTCAGAACGTCGCTCGCCGGGATGCAGGTCAGCTCCGCGAAGTCTCCGAAGCGGCAGATGTTCACCTTGCCCGAGAAGTTCACTACCATGTCCGCGTCTCCGCCGTGGCCCCGGTAGATCGTGATGAACAGCGGAGTGTCGGGGCAATAGGGTATGAACAGTTGAGCAACCGCGTTGTCCAGGGGAAGAGTCACCCGGATTTGCCCGCACTTGGCTTCTCCGCTCTGGCTGGTCGCCGTGCGCTTGATCGCGACCGGCGTGTACGAGTTCCCCATGTAGGTGATCACGTGATCCGCGCTGGTGAAGTACCAGCTCTGGGCTGCGGTCGCAAACAGGTACAGCTCAAAAGGCTGGCTGCTGTAGAGGCTGGTCTCAATAAACGGGTAGCTCATGCGGGCGTCTCCCCTGGCAAAGAAGTGATCGCCAGCGCCGCTTCAACGACGGTGTTCGTCTGCCACTTGAAATCGGGCGTATCGTCGCTGGCCAGGCGGCAGAATGGCATGAACGCGATCATGCAGTTGGTCGGAGTGAGCGCAGCTTCTAGGACCGGCGTAGCTTCGAGCGTGAGCGCTTCGGTTTGATTGCCCAGCTCGACGCTGGCAATGACCCGGTGAAAATAGATGCCGGATCGATCCAGCATGAAGATCGCGAGGTCGCGCCTGGCCGGGCTGGGAAACTGAAAGGCCGTGTATCCCGTCTGGATGATCGACAGGCCGGTACTCAATCGGTCGGCCGTAGCCGCCAGCACAAGATCGGCTTGCCAGGTGGGCGCCCAGAATGGCACCAGGCGCCCGAGCCGGCGAGTCACCCAGGTGCGGAAGGTCGTGATCTCGGCCCGGCTGGCCAGTAGGAACGGGAGCGTTTTTACGTCCAGCGTAGCGACTCCGGAGCGGTCGACGACGGTAATGGCGCCCGGCCCAGGATCGAACTTCTGCAGTGAACGGCGGTATGAGCTGTCACCGGCCTGGGCCGCGTTCGGGTCCAAGTCCAGCACGTCGAAGCCGCGATATTGTGTCGTCGGCCACGCCATCAGACCACCTCACAGTCGAAGGTCAAGTCAGCCTCCGCAACGGTGCTGGTTGTCCGCTTTACATCCTGGTGCTCCGCCAGCCGTCCCTTGCGCACCGGGATGCAGATGCTTTGCCCGTCCGCGGGCCAGAAGTATTGCGCCGGACTCACGAGCTGCAGGCCGCCCGCGACCAACGCGGTGATCTGATTCAGTTCGTAAGTGAAGGGATCGCGCCAGAGGAGCAATAGCCCGCCCGCCACGAAGCCCCGGTCCGAGGTATCCACATACACCGTCACGTCACCAGCGGAAACCGATTCAAGCACCGGCTGCGCGTCCGGCCAGAATGGAACGGCATAGAGCTTGCCCTGCCATCCCCACAGCAGAGCCTCCAGGAGACACTTGGAGAGGGCATCGGCGATTACGCGGAACTTGACCTGGGTCCGAGGGATCGTGCGTAGCTGGATGCGCTGCTCGCGCTCTGACGTAGCCTTGAGAACGTCAGTCAACCATTGCTGAGGCTTTTCATCGACTCCGGAGTCATCCCAGTTGGCCGGGATCGTGAACGCGGCCACATCCAGCCGGTTGCCCGAAAGGCTGAGGGTAGTTCCGTCCTCACCGGGAAAACTGAAGTCGATGAACTCCGCAATGATCGCATCGCCCTGCACTGGCACGATGATGTTCAAGCTGCCTTCCTGCAGTGGGACAAACACCAGGGGCAGCGTGGGCGTCGGCAGGATCGCGGAGCCTGGCCCGGTCGCGGTGATCGCCGTCATGGCCTTGATGACGCTGCGGAAGGTGTTCCAGAGTGTCACCGTGACCGTGCGCTGGGAGACCACGGAGCCTACGCCCGCCACTTGCGGCGCCATCAGGATGCGCTCGAAGATACAGCGGTCGCCGAAGAACTGATTGAGCGTCCCGCTGCGACTCGTTCCTGGCGGCAACGCCGGATCGCCTACCGCGCGCGCTCCTGAGATCGCAAGACTAGGAGCCACCGCAACGCGCGGAGCGCCTCCGCCCGTTGGCCCGAATGCAACCTGGGTCGGATTGAGCTCAACGTTCGGAACTGTCACGTATCCGGGAAAATCAGTCATGCACACTCTCAGAGAAACTGTTCAATAGCGAAGCCGGGAGTAGCGCCCACCACAGGCGGAACTGCGCCTTGAAAGATCATGTACCGGCTCGCGCCCACAACGTAGACGGAACCCGATCCGAAACCCACGCCGCCAGCGTTGCACAGAAAAACGTTCGGAATCGCGCCCAGCAATGAATACCCGCCGCCGTCACGGTGCGCGAAGATGTTGATGGGAATCAGAACGGCTTGGGCGTTGAGCAACGATGTGAGCCTGGGATACAGGTGATAGAGGCTCGGGATGTCATTCAGTATGTGTGAACTTGGCACTCCGGATGCGCATGACTTGCCCCAGGTCGTTTCACTATCGATGTAGTTCGCAAGGAACTTCCCCGCGTAGCTGTCAACGTCCGCCCGCACAAACAGCGAAGGCCCGCCGTTCACGCGCCCGCCGTCCGCGCCAGGGGTTGGTGCTGTTCGCCCATCGGCTTGCGAGGCGGTTGAAACGTCACAATCCGCGAAACAGAACAGCCCGCCAGTCCACACGCCGCCCGTTTTGACAAGCGTGCTGCCCCATCCCAGGTAGCCGAAATTGTTAGGCGCCCTCTCGAGCACGACGACGATGTTGTCCGCCGCATCGCTAAAGAAGTGGTACCTGGTGAAGGGGCTCATGCTGTAGCTCGGACCTATGGCGCTCATCGTGTTGAGCTGCACTCCGGCTGCGTAGGGTCCGCCCGGAAAGAACTGCGGAACACCCGCTTGAGTCACCCAGTCATGCGAGCTGTCGTAGCCGGTGCCGACGCTGAGGCCGATTCCATTCATCAGCCCACCAGTGAATACGCCCCAGCCGTTC